CAACTGCGGAAATTCCCTATACTTTAGACTTGATTGATTCATTTGATATGGGTAAGTTTAATGAAAAGGGAAATGCCCTATTAGTTAAAAGTTCTAAGAACCATAAACAATGGTTCCAACAGATGAAAAGACTAATGGAAAATCCTAACCTTATTGAGGATTTAGGTAATAGATTATACGAAACAGTTAAAGACGATTATTCGTTATCAAATGTTTCCAAAAACAGAGTAGAATTATTAAAAACAATCATTAACAATTAAAATTAAAATTATGTATTATTTAGCTACAGTTGGTTACGAAATGGAACAATTAGACAGACAAGGTAACCCACGAATTCAAAAAGTAAAGTATGTTGTTGAAGCGGAGTCCGTTGAAGAAGCAACACTCGTATTGGCCAATTATAGAAAAGAAGATATGAGGTCAAGTGAAAGTATTTCAATTGCCAAGATGGCTATTGAATGTGTACTCGATTCTAAGATCACCCCTGAATATTATAAAGGATAAATTATGTTGAATAAAGATCAAATATTAAAAAACAAAAATAGGTTATTAGAAACCTCGGACAAGTATGGGGTTTTTACTCCCGAACTTAGGGAGTTTTTAGGTGATGACCTTTTTACATCTCCCGCATCAACATCCTTAGACATGTATGGTGCATATCCGGGTGGTTTAGTAGAACACATATTAGTCGCATCAAAATATGCAGTCAACGTCAACAACATTTTACCTGAGAGATTACAACAAGATGTTTCAAGTATCTTAAAATGTACCATTCTATCTCAAATAGGTAAGGTTTTTTTATTTAAACCGAACGAGAGTGAATGGCACAGAAATAAATTAGGTAAAATGTATGAATTCAATGACGAACTTATTTCAATGAGAGTGGGGGAAAGATCTTCATATTATTGTTCTAAGTACGGTGTTGAATTAACAGAAGAAGAGTTCCAAACAATCCTAAACTCTGATAAGGGTGATGATGATTTACAGTCAAAATATCACTCAACACCATTAGCACAAATCGTTAAACAAGGATTTGAGTTAGCAATATTCGATCAAAAAAATGGATGAGAGAACTCTAAAGGAATATCTTAAGAAATTAGAGAATTATGAGAGGATTTTAGGTGAAGACGAGGACGGGGAAGTTGATCAAGAATTCATTAGTGAGATAGAAAGTACGTTAGCGTCATTAACACACGAAGCGACGAGTCATGTGAATCAAGAACAATTCGGTACCACCAACTCACAATACTCCATTAACTGTAAAATTAAAAAGGTACATCCCGACGCAATTATTCCGAAATACTCTAAAGAGGGGGATGGTTGTGTTGACCTACACTGTGTTTCGTTTGAAATGAACGAAAACAAAAACCAAGTCACATATAAAACAGGGATATCTGTCGAGATACCCAATGGGTTTGTTGGGTTGGTTTTCCCAAGATCTTCAATAAGAAGAACCACACTATCATTAAGTAACTCGGTGGGGGTTATTGATAGTGGTTATAGAGGTGAAATTATGGCAACGTTTAATATAAATGCACCTAATGATTCAACTATTTATGAAGTTGGAGATAGAGTGTGTCAATTTATGATCCTACCCTACCCTAAAATAAACTTCCAAGAAGTGGACAATCTAAGTGAATCCTCAAGAGGTGAGGGTGGATTTGGATCCACGGGAAATTAACATAATACAACACAATAAATGGCCCAAAGAAAAAGTAGTGATAGAAGATTAACACACAAACAAAGAATAAGAGAGATTTTTAAGAAACCAAGAGAGAAATTCTTAACCGATTCTCAAAAGGAGTATTGGGATGTGTTAGGTGATAACGAAATCACGTTATGTTTTGGTCCTGCGGGTGTGGGTAAGTCATATATTGCAATGAAAAGGGCGGTCGAATTACTCCATGACGACAATAACAAATACGAGAAGATTATTATTGTTAGACCTGCGGTTGAGGCGGAAGAAAAGTTAGGATCTTTACCCGGTGGTTTAGAGGAAAAATTAGATCCGTATATTTTTCCCTCATACTATCTTTTAAATAAAATTATCGGTAAGGAGTGTCGAGAAAAATTAAAAGATGAAGGTTACATCGAAGTGGCAGCACTTGCCTACATGAGGGGTTGGAATGTTGACAACACAATTCTCGTATTTGAGGAAGCTCAGAATGCAACACCAGCACAATTAAAATTACTTCTAACACGAATCGGGTTTAATTCTAAATTCTTCATATCAGGAGACTTAGAACAATCTGATAAGTTTAAAGATAAAACAAAGAGTGGTCTATATGACGCTAAAGTGAGGTTAAGTGATCTCAAGAATGTTGGGGTATACGAATTCACAAACAGTGATATTGTAAGGAATCCAATAATCAGTGAGATTTTAAAGAGGTACGATTAACTTTACTTATAATAAAAAAAATATTATATTTTAATATGGAGATATTCATAAGTATTGATGGGGTTTTAAGAAATACGATTGCTAAGTTTGATTACCACTACAAAGACTATTACTTAGATTCTGAACCTGAAGAAAAAACAGAGGAAGAGAATTCTTTTGAGTATGGACTAATCGAACCCGTAAAGAATAATTTCTTACTTGAAAGTTATAAGTTTCAATCTAAAGACGAGTTTGACAACTTCACGTTTATGGACTATGCGGTTGAAATATTTGGACATGCAAATCCGAGTTATTCTAATGTATTTTTTGAACTAAATAAATTCATTTATGAAAATAAAGAACATAATTTCACTTTAATCGGATTAGATGAATTAGGTAAAGCAAAACCATCAACCCTATTCTTTTTATCTAAAAATGGGTTCATGGGTAACAACATAAAATTTACCGCGTCTTCGGAAATTCCGAACTTATGGAAGAAATGTGATTTGTGGATCACAGATTCGAATGCAGTGATTGAGTATTCACCTAAGAATAAGAAGGTTATAAAGTTTAATACCGATTATAACCAACACTTTACAAATCCCTTAGAAATACATAAATTAACAGAAATAGATAGAACATGGTTGAAGTCTTCGGAGAATATTATTACATCAACATTGACAAGATTACAGAAGTTTGTGAATTGGTAGTCAATGAAGTGGAAAAAGAAAATGACGAGGGTCCATCTCAATTGGACCAAACAATAAATGTGTTTAAATACGACGCAATAAAATTATGTATGGATACGGTGTTTACTGAAAACACCTCTGACGATAATGGATTAGGGTTACTTAATAGTGAATTGTCAATACCATTCGGTTTCGCATTTAACACTCTAATAAAATATGGAATTTTAGTTAAATCAGATGAGTGATCAAACAAAACAAAACATTGAGTCTTTAGAATCGGCATATGGTAGGTTAGAGAATAATAAAAATAAAATCTACTTCTTAACATACGATACTAAAAACAACGCAAGAGCGGCGGTTAAGTACATCTACGATACCGTCCAAACATTACGAAATGAGGGTTATGATGCCAAAATTTTAGTTGAAGATAAAAATTACGTGGGTATTACTTCTTGGTTAGGGGATAGATACAAAGACATCCCTATTGTAACCATCAAAGAAGATCAAGTTCAAATGAATATTGATGATGTTTTAGTTGTACCTGAGTATTACTCTAATGTTTTGGAACAACTTGCAAACGTTAGATGTACTAAAGTAATGTTGGTACAACAGGCGGAATATATTTTTGAGACTTTGCCTGTGGGTAGTAGATGGAGTGATTACGGTTTTGACAAAGTCATTACTACGACCGAAACCTCTAAAGAATATATAAAGTCAATATTCCCCGAATCACTTATTTTTATTAACCCACCTAAGATAGGTGATGTTTTTAAACCGTCAGAGACACCCGCAAAACCGTTCATTGCAATTAGTGCGAGGGATAGAGGACAACATAGGAGAGTCATTTCTGAATTCTATTTGAAATACCCACAATTAAGATGGATTACCTTCAAGGATATGGTTCAAATGACTTATGAAGAATTTGCGGATCAATTACGTGAATGTATCTGTTCTGTTTGGATGGACGACGATTCTACGTTTGGAACGTTCCCATTAGAGTCCATGAAATGTGAAATACCCGTAATTGGTAAAATCCCAACAAGAGAACCTGAATGGTTATCTGAAAACGGTATTTGGTCTTACGATATAAATAAGATCGTAGATCTCCTTGGGACTTACGTTTTATCGTGGTTAGAGGGAGTAACAATCACAGATGAGGTTAAAGAAAAGATGAGAGAAACTCTTTTACCATATTCAGATGATATCATCGATAAAAACGTTTCATCAATTTTTAATTCTTTGAAAAATTCAAGAATGAAGACAATTGAGGAGACTGTTGAGAAATTAAAAGAAGAAGTGTAATGAAAAATATAACAGTTATTTTACCTGTTCACACCCTTGAGGGTGAATACAAAGAAATGTTATCTAAGGCGGTAACGTCGGTAGAACAATTCTATGATGATGTAATTTTATCCATTGTCGGACCTAAAGAAGTTACAGGAAATTTAAAAGGAGAGGGGTTATCCGATAAATTGGAAATTACCCTTATAGAAAATACAGGGGAAACTGATTTCTGTTCACAAATCAATAGAGGTATTGAAGAATGTGGAACGGAGTGGTTTTCAATATTTGAGATAGATGATGAATACACACCTAATTGGTTATCATCATTTAATGGATATAAAACAATGTTTGAAGATGTTGATGTCTTTCTACCTGTTGTTAAGGACATCAATTCCGAGGGTAAATTCTTAAACTTCACCAACGAATCAGTATGGGCATATGGGTTCTCAGAAACTCAAGGTGTCTTAGATAATGAGATTCTATTGGACTATCAAAACTACCAAACAAGTGGTGGGATTTATAGAACTGAAGTGATAAAAGAAAATGGATCATTTAAAGATAATATCAAACTCACTTTTAGTTATGAGTTCTTATTACGACTAACACATAATGGAGTTAAGATTGCTACTATACCTCAAATTGGGTATAGACACGTAAACTTTAGAGAAGGGTCGTTATTTTGGTTGTATAAAAATGATGATTCACTGAAACTGAATACCGAAGAACCTAAGTTTTGGTTAGAAACCGCGAAGAAAGAATTCTTCTTCAAAAATAAACGAGAAGTAGAATATGTAGAAAGTTAATGCCAAGAAAGCGAACCCAAAAAATGTACTTTGGGGAGGAGCAAGAACAAGCGGTAGTACGATATTTAGAATCCGAAAACGAAGACGAAAAGAATAAGATATTCAATGAATATTTAAGAGAACCTCTCAAAATAATGGTGGAAAGTATAATCCGCCGTTACAAACTTTATAGGAAAGATTACGAATTCGAAGAGATTCATACTGATACTATGTCATTCTTAATGACTAAGATTAGTAAGTTCGATACTACTAAAAACTATAAGGCATACTCATATTTTGGTACCATTTGTAAAAACTACTTAATGGGTACCATACAAAAAGACCAAAAAGAAATGAATAGGTCTGTTTCCTACGAGGATATCTCCACAAGGATAGAGGATAGGGCAGACCTTTCATACATTATAGATGAGGAAATTATCGACTATAAGGACGTAGTTAATAAATTAACCGTTGAATTAGAAAAGTTTGTTGATGAAGAGGAACTTAATCAAAATGAACGCAAATTAGGATACGCCCTTATTGAAGTATTCAGCAATTTTGAAAAGATATTCCAAATCGGTGAAGGTAATAAGTTCAATAAGAATTTAATATTACTTTCTCTACGAGAAATGACATCCCTTACAACTAAGGAAATTAGAGTGGCAATGAAGAAGTACAAGAAACTCTATGAAGTACTTAAGTTGGATTTCATAAATTATTAAACCAATCTATTTATAGGTATGAGAAGAAAAAAGAATTTATTGTCTTTAGATACAGATTCTGCACTCGCTCTCATGCAAGAGATCTACAATGATATTGTGGAACAAAAACAGACTGCAAGTATGATTACTAAAAAGATGTTGAGTTTCATGAAAGAGGCGGAGGATATGAGTGTAATTGGACCTGTAATAAAAGAACAGCAGAAGATCTTAAATGATTGTACGGAGAAGAAGATATCTCTCGTAAAATTACAAAGTGCACTACTGAAACAAACAGGAGGTGGACAAACACAGCAGGGTGGTAAAATGGAACTATCTGAAGAGGATAGACTTTTATTAGAAAAACTAATGAAAGAGGATGATGAACCATCTTCGGGAGGTGACTCTCAAAAATATAAAATGTAATGAGTAAGGTCAAAAAACTTAGGAATGAAATTAAGTCTAAGATCGAGGTAATTAAAAAGATTAATGATAATCCAAAATTAGCCGTCGATGACTTATATGATTTATATGGCGATGGTGTCACCAACGTCGATAAATTACTACAATCCAAAGTTGACGGACTCAAAAGTAAATTAAAAAGAAAAAAAGACAACAAAACTGACATCTTTGGTTCTGTTATCGATGTTGCTTCAGGTTTCCTTAACAACAAGTCCAAAGACATTGTAGTTAATGATAAACTTATATCGGGTAATAAGATAAAGAAATACGCATTAGACTCTGCAAAAATAACTGTAGAAGATTCCAAGAACATTGTTATGGATGCAGTTAAGAAGGTACTATTCGTCGATGATGAAACAAGTATCTGTGGTGTGGACACCCCTATTCCGAATGACGCTATGTCTATTTCCCCAAAGGAGTTTGACTTTCTCGAGGTACTACAAAACGAACCCACATCTAAAATAGGTCAGATAATGTATGAAAACCCTAATTCGACAACGGGTGACGTTAAAATGAATAGGGAGTTCTATAGTGCGTTCGACACTAACTATACGTTTAGTAGTAAATCAGGGCAAAGTCTATTCGATCTACAATGGAATGCAACAAATCAGGAATATGATATCAGTGGTTTAAAACAAGGAGGGTTAGATATAAAATTCGCGGATTGGATCGATGATTACTACGATACTGTAGAGATACCTAATTTAGAGTATATCACAAAAACCGCAATGTTAATGACATTACAAGGTGACGGTGATAACCCCCAAGTCTTTGATAAGGCATTAAATGATCTGAATAGATTATGTTCCAAACTTTTTAAGATATGTGGATCGCCCACTGAAGATAGTGGATTAATACAAACGACTTCACAACAATTCAGTGAAAATGATCAAGATGTGGAATCATATTTTGATTTCAATGATGTTGAAGGTATTGACATTGATGACGAAGATGCAAGATATAGAAAGGTTTTAAAGTTTGTTGATTGTGGTAACTTCGAAGTACCTTCATCGGAATCCAACTTCGAAGATTTCGTATACCTATCAAACAATCAAGATTTGGCAAGTCTTGTGAACTCAACTATCGAGAAAACAGCAAGAAATGCTGCAATCTCAAGTGATAATCAACAACACATAGATAATATACAATTAGAGATAATTAATCTATTTGTTCTGAATGTACCTAAAGCATTGGTTTCCTCGGTGGTTAGTCCTAAGTTCATTTTCCCCGTGGTTGTTGCATGGAAACAGTTAAAAGGGTTTATTGGCGATGTAAAAGAATTACTTAAGAAACTATCTAAATTATTCTTTACCATCATTAAAGATGTTTTTTGGAAATTCATACAAGAGTTTTGGAAAATGATTAAAAGGGACTTATTATCATTTATTGCGGAAGTCGCTATGAGAATTATACTAAACAGGTTTAAGAGATATAGAACAATATTACTTGCACTAATCAAGATTATTAGAAAAATTATCTCAAGAGGAATAAAAAGTTGTTTAGAATTATTCCAAACAATAATCGATGTGGTTAATGGTGCACTGAACGCTCGTGGTCCTGTAATTAATATACCCGGATTTATTTTAGGGTTCGCCGATTTATTACCGGGATATAGTGCAGATAGGGCATTTATGGGGGCAAGTGAACGATTGGCATCTGAAGGTTTAAATGTGGGTACCATCTACGGAGATCAAAATGAATATCTAACATTTGCGAAGAGTTTAATTGACGGAATAACCGAAGAAAATGATACTAATGGGTTCGTTAAGGGAAGTAATAAATTAACCACAATACCAACACCTGTAGGTCCCATTGTCATTCCACCGGGAATCATAAACATAGCAGGAAAAACATTCTAATGGATAGAAATAAAATTATAGAAATTGTAGAGGATCCATCGATTAAATCTAATAAAGATCTAAATGAAGGTATATCATTTTTAAGTGACGAATTCGAGAAGACTAAAGATGCTATTGTACAATTAACTAAACATTTAGATGCGGTTGAGGACGCATATAAAAAAATTAACGAAGAATTAGGTAAAAGAGTAATTAGGTAATGAGTAGTATTATTGATTTAGGTATTGTTGATGATAATATAGACCCTAAAGGGTTCGGTAGGATACGTATAAAACTTACTGACCCATCAGGACCTATAGAGAAATCTGAAAATTATGAACCATGGGACGAAAACGACCCGTTCATTGCATTACCATTCTTACCAAACAACTTAAATTTTATTCCTCAAAAGGGTCAGACGGTAAAAATCATAACATACGATAGTGATAATAAACTAATTAATAGAGAGTATGTTCCGGGTCCCTATACTACGGTTCATGATTATAATAGTCAAACAAACGCCAGACAAGTAGAAGATACCACATATGGCGGTAACGTAAAGAAATCAAATGATATTTTCAGTTCAAATGGTGATTATAACCAAAAGAAGTCCATTGGTGCATTATCAAAGTTAAGTGATTTCGCAATTTATGGTCAATATGGTTCTGATGTCCTATTCACAGAAAACGGGGTAACCCTTAGGGGTGGTAAACTCCAATCTAAAGAAAATGCATCTGATAAGGAAAGATCTGAGATCCTTAGTTATCCTGTATTGGCAGAAAAAAGATCCATTTTAACACTTAAGAAATTTGGTACCAAACAAAAATACGTGGAGGTTGAAGTGGAGGAGACCACTATACCAAGTAAAAAACTTTCATACATTATTGAGTATGATGTGGACCTTAACCCCAATGCTCGAAACTATAAGATAGATTGGTATGTGTATGAAGTTAAAAAGATTTTTGGGGATACGTTCAACACAAGAGTTTTTAATAATAATACAGCACAAGATCTAACCGCATATTCGGATAAAATAAAGTTGTTGAATATTGAAAATGACACCACCTCACCCACATTTTCACAAACAGTCACCTCATATGAATTGGCGTATGTCACAATAAGAAATACGATTTGTGAATTAAATTCTGAAGGACTTAGAAAATTCGACTTAAGATTACCAAAGTTAACACTACAACCATTTTATTATAGACCCGTATTAACACTAAAAGATGAGGATTTCTTATCTAAAATTAAACCCGGGTGTTTTAATAGTTCAACAAGTGGACATGGTTTGGTTTTTAATATTAACGAACCACAACCCAAACCTAAGACCGTTAAAAAGAAAGAAAAGGTTCTTAAAACGGAGTCTCAGTCACTTGAACAATCCTTTGGTGCTTTATCATCAGATAAAATTTATCTAATATCAAGTGACACGAATGAGGTAGGGTCCAAGTCAGTTCCATTTAATAAATTGGATAAATACGAATACACTCAAGAAGACTTTTTAACTCGAATAGAACCAAACACCTATTCAACCGTAAGGGGTGAAACATTATTAGAGTACTTAGATATTTTAACAAGAGTTATTGCGGGTCATGCACATAACCCCGCAAAACCCATGGTGAAGAATGGGTACCCCGATTGGGACAAATTGGTGGAGTTAAGGAAGACATTAGAAAATGATATCTTAAATAAATCGATTAGAATAAACTAAGAGATATTTATATAAGAAAGCAAAGTTAAGATGTCATACTATCGTTCATATTTTGAGAAAAATAATACCATTATAAAGGGTATGAAGGTTAATACCTCTAAAAACCCCACATGTGAGATTTTCTATGGTTCAGGATTTTCCAAATTCATATTCAAAGTCGATTTAGACCCACTAAAAGAAAAAATCGATGGTGGTGATTATGTATTGGACAACGACACAAAACACACCCTCCATATGACTAACACCATTTTTGGTGATGAGACTTTCTTAGGGGCAAAAAGAGGGTCTGGCAGGGAAAGAACAACGTCTTTTAAGTTGGTTGTATTTCAAGTACCCGAATATTGGGATGAAGGTGTTGGTTTTGATTATGAAGATTCGGGATATGATTATACGACAGGTAACAACACATTTGATATAAGACCTTCGAATTGGTTTATGAGGACTACATTAAATTCATGGACCGCGGAGGGGATATATTCAAATAACCCCGTGATAGTTGCCGAACAAAATTTCGATAATGGAGATGAGGATTTAGATGTAGACATCACCGATTACGTTAATGATATACTCACAGGAAACACAACAAATTACGGTTTGGGGGTTGCATTTGACCCACTATACGAAGATTTAACTTCTGAAGTAGATCAATCGGTGGCGTTTTTTACTAAGTACACTCAAACCTTCTTTGAACCATACATTGAAAGTGTTTTTGATGATAGGATTGTAGATGATAGAGAAAATTTCATTGAAAAAACAGATCAAAACCTATTCCTATACGTAAATAAAGAAACTAATTTCTTTGATCTCGATAATCTACCAACGGTAGACATTCTTGATTCTACTAAGACACCCATAACAGGTTTAACTGACCTTATCGTTGAGAAAGTCAGAAAAGGTGTCTACAGAGTAACCTTTGGTATTGATGGTTTAATATGTGATGGTAAAAAATTCTTTTACGATGTGTGGAAAGGGATTTCTGTGGAGAATAACTCATTCCCCGACATTACTCAAAAGTTTGTCCCTAAACCCTACTCCTCTAAGTTTTCGATAGGTGAAAACCAAAAAGAAGTGAACAAATACGTTGTTCAATATTCAGGCATCAAACAAAACGAAAAGATAAAATCAGGAGAAACGAGAAAGGTTTCTGTAATGTTCAGAACCATCTCAAAATCCACAAACGAACTTTTTGATGAGGTATTCTATAGAATATACATAAAAGAGGGTCACACCAACGTTAATGTCTTTGATTGGACTTATTTAGATGTTACCAATGAGAATAGTTTTATGTTGGATACATCAATCCTTATCCCAAGAGAATATTATGTGGAGATAAAAGGTGTTAAACATAATGAGGAGATCTCATACCCTGAGGTTATAAAATTTGAAATCGTCTCAGAGAAATAAACTATTTATTGGTATGGAACTAAAAGACGTTATTAAAAAACATTTAAAGAATCTACAAGAAGAGAGAACTGAAAACTATATGTTCTTCAGTAATTTAAAACAAATTCAAAGACAGTGTCAAATTCTTTTAGATTTAGATCCTATGGTTATTGAAGATATTCTTCAGAACGGTCATGATTGGGCCGATGATCATATTACCGTCGCAAAAGAAAACGTAGATCAAGTAATGGATTTCTTGATGAACGAAACTAAAGACGATCTACAGGAAGGAAAAAAGAAATCAAATAAGTTGTGTTCGAGAGGTATCTCCGCAGCTAAATCTAAATTCGACGTTTACCCCTCAGCATATGCAAATGGTTATGCAGTACAAGTATGTAAGGGTAAAATTAAAGGATTAGATGGTAAGAAGAAATGTTCAGGTTCTTACTGTAAAAAGAAGAAGTAATGAAAGTACAATGTAAAGGTTGTGATTGGAATTGGGAATTATCCGATGGGGGTGATGATCCATACGTATGCCACAAATGTGGTAAGGACAACACAAACGATTACATTCAAAAAATACGAGTTAGTAAAGAAGATCAACAGTACATTGAAGAATGTATATCAAGTGGTGAAGTTCTTAAGGAAGATTTAGGTCGTTGGTTTAAAGAGAAGTGGGTTGATGTATCAAGAAAAATAGATGGTAAACATCCACCATGTGGTCGTAAAGATGCCGATGGTGACAAATCAAGAAAGGGTTACCCTAAATGTAGACCTTCAAAAAAGGTTTCTAAGGACACACCAAAAACAACATCATCTTACAGTAAGAAAGAGAAAAGAAAAATGACTCGTCAAAAAAGACGTGCGGAGAGAAAAAGTAACAAAAAAGGTAAGGGTAATACCCCAACCTATACAAGTATTGATGAGAATAAAATTATTTCATTAGTGTTTAATAACATAGGTGTCAAATCATTAGATTTAAATTACCCAACTTTGAAAACAATAAATGAGTCTAAAGTTTCTTTAAGTGAGGGGTTAACGTATCATTTAGATAATAAACAACCTATCGTAGAGAACGTATATAGGATCTATTCTAAGGAGTTTTTTAACCTTTATAATGAAGTACGTCAGTTACATGAAGAAAACGTCTTAGAAGTCACCGGAGTAGATCTACAGTTAATTCAAACTGATTTAGGTCGAACAGGTGTTTATGAAGGTGAAGAAGTCTATTTAGATATCCCATTTGTTGAGAACGAAGAAGAATATTTAGTTGAATCAAAGTATCGTGGTAGAAATGTTAAACTAAATAAACCATTTAGGACACCCGGTGGACCAAAGAAATTCGCGGTATACGTAAAGAACCCTAAAACAGGTAACATCAAGAAGGTAACATTTGGTGATCCTAATTTAAGGGTTAGAAATAATAATAAATCCGCCGCAAAATCATTTAGGGCGAGACACAACTGTAAGGATAAGAAAGACCGTACTAAAGCGGGATATTGGAGTTGTAATATTTCTCGTTATAGAAAGGCATTAGGTATTAAATCTTCAAATCCTTGGTAGTATGTCCTTAAAGTTTTTAGATATTCTTAGAGAGTGGAATGATCCTGCGGATTATCCCGACCCATCAGGTGAGAGTTTTGTTGATCCCGAGTACAATGATGTGGATATTGAATTTTCACTTGTTAAATACGACTCAAATACCGGGTTATTTATTACACAACACATCGAAACGAAAAAATATTACCTTTCCCACACGGATGGCGTTGATGGTGATCTTTATCAAGCCGACACATATTCTTATTCAGATTATGATGAGGATGGCGCATATACGTATGATGAAATTGATAAAGACAATGCAGAAATGACTGTTGATAGTCTGTTAATGCATGCAACTATCGCACATCAAGAAGATGATATCGGTATAGATTTCGATGAGTGGGAGAGTGGTAGAGGTATATGTTTGGTAGATAATATACTATTACGAGGTCTATATTTAAACGACAGAGAAACATTTGATAATGTCAATCAGATGTTAAAAGATTATAATAGAGAAAAACGAAAATAAGATGGAAGAGAAGTTACCCTTCAGAGAAGTCCTTTCATCAACCTATAGTATTCGTACTTTCCCATCCGACACCAAAGAAACTGACCTTAAGTGGCATTTTGATAATGAGGATAGAGAAATCACTTTCTTACATAATACCGATTGGAAATTTCAAATGGATAATCAGTTACCTATTGATATACACGAGGGTATGGTGATTAATATTCCCGAAGGTGAATACCATAGAATTATTAAAGGTAGTGGAGAATTAAAAGTTAAAGTTAGAAAACTTAATAAAACTCGACTTCTACCCCACACTCAGAAAACATAAGTAAAGATCTTTCCTGTTGTTCTACCCATTTTTCTTTATTCTTTGTGGTACAATTTTCTTTACACACTACTTTCTTCACACCCGCCTGTATCAGACCACGGGCACAATCCATACACGGTAACCCTGAAGTTAAATAGACTGTAGATCTTTTAAGTGAAACCCCTATACGTGCGGCATTGTAAATTGCGTTTCTTTCGGCATGTTCAAACCAAAAATATTTTTCAGGTCTTTCCTGTCTTTCATCTAAAGAGTCGTTTAAACCTCTTGGGAACGAATTATACCCCGTTGTGAGTATCTCTTTATCTTCACCCACAATTACCGCACCTATTTGTGTGTTAATGTCTTTAGACTTCTCTTTTACTTGTTCCGCAATACTGATAAAATATTCTTTCCACTCCATATTAAAATATACGTAAAATATGGGAATAAAAAAAGGGGATCGAATCGACCCCCTTTAGTGTTATAATAGAAATTTTAAGAAATATTATCTTAAAGTATCTAAGTTGAATGTTTGTAGACCCGCTACGTTAATTACACCAAAGTATCTGTTGTTGACCATCTTCTTAGCGTATCTCGTCATGATACCTTTGATCGGTGTAAAGTTGAATGGGTTATACATAGTAGGAGTAAGTTGTAATGGTACGTATGGTGCGTAAATGTAACCAGCGTCCAATAATGACTTACCTTTGTGTCCTACTAAGATCTTACCTGCAGGGAAGTAAGGATCTCTATACACTTGATATCTTCCCGCTAAAGTACCAACTTTCTCAATACCCATATTGTACTGATCTTGTTCTGCACCTGCGTTAGATACGTGGAAGTACTCAAGGTCATCGAATACTGCTGAAACTTCAGAAGAAACAACGATCCAATTGGCACCACCTCTTAGTGTAGTTTTATGGATTTGAGCCGATAATTGGTTAATTTTAGTAATTAACGTTTGGTTCCAATCCTTTTGAGTGTAACCTTGTAGTGTTGCGTTGTTCGCTCCACCGTATTTCCACTCATTGTAGTCCCACTTTAAGTTCCAAGCTGCACCTTTTCTTAAGTCTCTTAAGATTTCTCTATCAACCTCAGCTGCGATTTGCTCAGATAACAATGCTGTTAACTCAGCCTCAGCGTCAATGTTGTGGAATGCAGATACATCCTGAGCCAATTCAGGAGACCAGCTCGCTCTTAGTTTTCTTTCAGTTACCGATACAGTTACTGACTCTAAGTCAAAAGTAACTTCACCGATCTCATCTTCGAATTCTAAAGATGCGTATTGTCTGTAAGTTAGGTCGAAATCAGCTGCCGTTTCAGTACCTGCTGCAGTGAATGGTACATAACCTGTTGATCCGTAAGACTCAACATCTACATTTAGGTACATAATACCATTCTTATCTACGATGTCAGGATAAGTACCTGTAACACCAGCACTTCTACTACCGTATTCTACGATACCTGAACCGTACTTCTGAGTTACAACGTTAAATGGTAATTTAGCCCCATTGTTGATAGCTGCGTGTTTGATCTCTAAAGACGCTAAGAACTCCTCAGTGTCCATTTCGTTACCGTTAGGTCCAACAATTTTACCTGAACCTGAGTTAGTAAATCCACTAACTTTTACGATAAGAGATGAATAATCACCTGCAGCGATAGTCGCCGCATCAGTTGCAGCACCATCAGCAAATGTTACTACTGCAACACCTGTTAATGACTCTTCAGTAAAGTTACCTTTAGAGTAGTCATATAGACCTTCACCTGCGTCATCACTTTCTTCATAGAATCTATCGTAAAGGTTTGTACCACCTGAACCATAGTTTGCACTTGAAGGAGAACTTGCACTTGGAGAACCAAATGGCTCAGAGTGAGTACCACCTGTTGTTCTATCTTGAATTTTAGGTACAAAGTAGAATAGTTTACCAATTGGTAAGTTCATTGCTTGTACAGATACGATATCATTCGCTAACAATTTAGAGAATACTCTTCTAATGATTGGGAATACTACTGTTTCGAAAGATCCTGATGAATCTGAAACTGCAGCTTCGTTAATCAAGTATGAAGCTTGGTTCTCATACAATTGTGCGATATTGTCTTTTTGGTGACCATTAAGTCCTTCTAAGAACCCTAAGTCATCCCACTTTTTGATGGTATCTTCTTTGATAACTCTTAGGTGTTTTAACCCGATGTTACCAACCATACCACTTTCTAATAATGCTCCCATTTTAAATTTGAGTTTTTTAGTTGTTTATTTTTATTATTTTAATTTTGACATCAAATCCTTCATTCTCTTGAATTGAGGACTCTCATACGCTTTGGCTTCTGAAAGTACTTCTTGAGATGAAGATGTTGTCGGGGTTGATGCGATCTTATTAACGACCGCTTCAGTAACATTTTTCTTAGATCCTAACTCACCCGCGATTGTTTTATAGGTTGATTTAGATTCAGTTAAAGATGTGACAGAGTCAAATCTTTGCAAAATGTTTAATTTCTCTTGACGAGTAGTAGAATGTTCGGTGAACAATCTCGTAGCGTATGCCAAGTTAGCGTTGAACACTGCAACTTCGTTTAGTTTCTCTTTAAATAGAACTAACGCTTTCTTGTATTCTGCGTTTTGTTTCTTTAAAGTTTCAACCTCTTCGTTAATTGCACCTGCCTTGTACTTAGTCTTAGACTTGATACCGGCTCTGTCCATACCACCTTTGTCACCGTGTACGTTTGATTTAGTTCTTGCCGCTTCATCAACTTCCTCTTCATGAGAATCGTCCTCTTCAGAGACTTCTTCAGATACTTCTTCTTCCGCATCTTCTTCAGATACTTCTTCTTCCATTTCCTCAGATACTTCTTCAGACACTTCTTCGTCGACTTCTTCAGACACATCTTCTAATTCGATTTCATAGATTGAGTCGTCATCTTCTTCAGACACTTCTTCTTCCATAGAGTCACCACATTCTTGGCAATCCTCTTCTTCAGATACTTCTTCGTCGTGTCCTTCAGCGACTTCACCCTCTTCGTCATCTAATTTGATGATGTACTCTTCGTCTCCGTCTTCGAGTTCAACGTTATTACCATCTCTCTTCACAACGATTCCGTCTTCGTCTCCCATTTTCTTGAAAACTGCTAAGACTTCTTCGTCAGAAGCGTTGGTCATGTCGAGTACGTCCTCATCATCTTCCTCATCATCCGCTGCGGGTAATTCTAAATCATCGTCACCATCTAATGATAGTTCGTCAGATTCGTCGTCACCTTCATCGTCTAATTCGGCATCCATTTGATCAGGATCCTCGTCATCCGCTGGTTCGTCGTTTATCGAAGCTTCGTCGTCATTTCCTTCCTCGTCATCAAATTGTTCCGAGACCGGCATATCATGTTCGTCTTCTGTAATAGGAGTTTCGTTACCCTCAACTACCTCTTCTTCCATAGATTCTTTAAGCACTTCGTTTAGTTCTTCCTTCATAGTTGAAGCAAGTATACCTTTTGCGTTTGCTTTAACTGCCTCCTCAAGATCTTGTACTTGAAGCAATGCTTGTTCTAAAATGGATTTTTTGCTCATTTTTTTTATATTTGTTTATTAATAAATACTTAGGATTTGAGAAAAATTTCTTTTTGGTGTGTCGTAAACACAGAAAAATTAATTATCGAGATAAAAAACTATCTAACTTACCCATCAATCTTGACATTCTTTCGTCAACGATAGGTTTCTCCTCAATTGATTCCTCGTATTTCTCTCTGTCTGATGGGTCTTGGAATACGTACGCACCGGGTGTTGATGGTGATGATACTAAATCAAAACAAACCAATTCAAAATCCTCCTGTACGATATTTTGACCTTTCTCTGATTTAAGAGATCCCACACCACGAGATGAGATACCAAGTGTTACCCCGTTCATGAGTAACATTGCCGCTTGGTCACCTTTAGTACTTACTATACCCGATTTCTTCCATCCGGGTGATAGTAGTAATTTTATTTTACCCATGAGTATTTTACCGTCCCACCATGTCTCAGTGATAACGTGTGATACTCTA